TTAGCAGAAATTGGTGTTATGCTGAATTCTGCTACAACTAGACAGAACTATTTTACTCATTGTTGTTACTGTGCCAGCTAGATGCGGAATCCGCCGTATCCTTAAATTGTTGTCACTATCCTGCAAATCCTCTAAAAGCACATCCCAGCACCAAACGTGGGTGCCAATAACCGTTTCATCCCTTTTAACTCGTTTGGTTTTGGGGGTATTGGCCGTTTGTGAAGCTGTGAGAAATATTGTCCATGCTGTTTTATCCGTTGTGGCATCATAGACCGGGGCGATTACATTGAATATGGCTAGAGTGCTGTCGTCTGTGGGCTTGCGTTTGATATGCGCTTTAATGTTGTATCCAGTCGTTTTGTTCCCAGGAACTTTAATGGTCAAACTGTATCGACTCCCCTGCCGGATGCGATAGTCCGATTTATTTTCAAAAGCGGTTAGATGGTGCTGGGGCATGGGGCATAACGGAATTTGTTTTTAGCTTGCATTTATACAGGGGCTAGCCAAAACGGGCACGGATTATTTTGTAGCTCCGCCCCTCCTCTTGCTGTACCCTGTGCCGCCAATATTCCTCGGCTTTATTGAGTTCTTCGAGGGTGCGATAGGTAGCACTGCGTCCCTCAATGGAATATTCACTAATCCTGCCCCCAGCCATTTGCTCTATAGCTTGGAGGATGCCGTCATAGATGCGGCGGGCTTTGGTGCGACCATCGTAGGGTTCATCAACGGTGGCCAGGTTGGGAGTGATTTGTAAATTTCCGGCTCCTAAACTGCGACTTCTTTCCCCATCCACTTCTATCACCCTGGCACTCCAGTAATATTCGCCGGGGGAATCTTCGGTGTCAGCCCCATCAATTTCCACCAACCAACTGCCATTATCCTGGGGGGTGCTGGTGGTGGGCACCAAAATGGGGCCGGCAATATTGACTAAAAGATTCCAACTTTCCGACTTGTAATCGGGATGGCTGGCGATCCAATCGGCGGGCACTCCAGCAATCAATTGTTTGGGGACGTTGAGCATGGCGACATTCCGAAACGGCAATGCCATTGTGAATTTATACGGGGTTAGCCTTTTGGGATACCACCTAGTGCTTACCGGATTTAACTTTCAAAGTTTTTTGTTGCTTATTCGGGATACCCAACCGACTAACTGGGAATGAAGATTTAACACTAAGTTCCTTGGCAAACCGTTCAAGTGCTTCAACGGCATTTTTGCTGGCGATCGCCAAATTTCCACAAGCCTGGGCAACCTGACTTATGGTGTGATTAATATTCTCTATTTGCTCTGGGGTAAAAATTGGTTTGTTCATGATTGGTTGTCAAAGATTCCTGTGGTGCCCGCATTGATGCGGATACCAAAGCCTAAAAATGGTAAACCTCTGCCTCTACGCTTTTTAGCTCTTCCACCAAGGCGATCGCATCTTCAAGGCTGTCACGATGGGCAATGTGCTCCCAACTTTCAGAGGGAAAGGCGAATTTAGATGCAGGGTCACCCTCAAAAAAAGCAATACAAAACGAAAAGTAAAGAATCATATAAATCCCAAAGGTGCCTAAAGTAAGCCCCCAATTTAGGCAAAACCAGAAGAAGTCAGGCGCATGGACGGGAACCTTTTTTGAAACTTCATAAACGGGACTGAAGTGTTCTTTTTCTGACAAAGAGGTGAATATACCCAACTTTTTCTGTACTCTGTATTCAGCCATTGGCAACAACCTACTATTGTTTTAACAATTATCACTGAATAAAAAATAGACAAAATCACCTCCCCCCATAACTACCCAGGAAAGGGCGACGGGGTGGGCGAGGCTTCCGTTTAGGTTTCTCCGGTGGTGATTCCGGCAGGGATTTTTCCGGGTCATTGGGGCGACTATCCCCCAGGTCAACGGCCAATAAATTCCGCATTTTCTCCCAATGGCGATCGGTGAAGCGAGTCAGTCCCAGGAAAATGGCGGCGGCGTAGGCATACACTGCACAATCCAAAGGCTCATTCCGCACTCCGGGTACCGGTTGCCACACATAACGCCAGGTTGCGCCGTTTTTCTTTTTCATCATCACCTCAGAACCGGCCAACTCCTGACAATATTTCTGGGGCACATTTTTAGGCAAATTCAGGTATTTTGGCCCCGGCATCGCCACCCGACAACGCCCCAGCAAAGTTTGCTTCAGTAAATCCACCCCCAAACTATGGAGCTTTACGCCCCGCTTGATAGGTTTGCCCATCCAATTTATTTCCTGCCAGGTGGCGGGGGAAACCAGCTTCCGATCGCCGGATACCCCTTTGATTAGCATCCAGGTAGGTTTATTTCTGCCCCGTCGGTAAACCTCTTGGGTGTGATAGCCTGTGTCGACGGCTGATTTTCGCACTCGGATAGCACCCCCCAGAGGATGGGGATAATCATGGTTGAGCAATAACTCCAGATCATTCCAGCAATCATCCTGTAGTGGATCGCCATAGATAATTTCATGCCTAATTAGCCAGCATTCTTCCCCCACTCCCCAGCCAAACACAGAACACTCCAGGCGATCGCCTTGGATGTCCACCCCAGCGGTCAACAGCAGAACGCCTTCGGGGATTTGCCCGGCACTATACTCGGACTGTTCACAGCGGTATTCCAAATTTTCCCAAGGAAACTTTAGCTGGCCATCCAATTCATAGGGCAATCCTAGGCTGGTATTGACAAAAACCTGCATCCGTAAAGGGTCGCCCTTGGCCGCTTCATAGTCCCTGGCCACATCCTGCCAACCTTTCCAGGGGGAATACAATTCATTGAGGTGGAAGCCGGCCACCTTGTTGCTGGTTCCCCTGGCCACCCATTGGCCTTGGTTCAACAGGTTGGTTTTGGCTGATTCGGGGATGTCCTTGGCACAATTCTCGCACCGGTAAAACACCTCTCCCACATCCTGTTTACTGAGGTTAATTTCTCCTTTGCCCTCGTAGATTACCCCATCCCATTTCAAATCCTGACGGTGCCCACAGTGGGGACAAGGTACTTCAAAATGACGGCGATCGCTCACCAGCCACATTTTCTCAATGCGGGAGCGGTCTTTGATGGTGGGAGTGCTAACCCAAAAGTGCAAGCGATTCCAATAGGTGGTGGTTCGTTTCCGCACTAGCTCCACGGGATCCCCTTCCGTACCAGCGGAATCATCGTATCTGTCCACTTCATCGCCAACCACCACCCGAATAGGCCTAGAGGCCAACCCCGCCGGACTATTGGAGCCCACCAGGGTAAGTTGCCCACCGGGGAAGGCTTTTTCCCGCAACGTATTGCCCGAATTGCGGCTATTGGGGGAAGCTACTTTTTGGGTCAGCACGGGGCTATCCCGCAGCATGGGGGCAATCCTGGTCTTTGACGTTGATTCTGCCATTTCCAAGGTTGGGGCCACCCACATAATGGGGCCGGGGTGCAAGTCAATCAGCCAACCAACAACAGCCAATTGCATTGAACTCTTACCTACCTGACTGGAAGACATAATCACCACGTCCTCTATGCCAGTTTCCGCCACAGCATTAAGCATTTCCCGTTGGTATGGCGCACGGCCAAGATTAATTAGTCCCGGTTCTGCTGATGCTTCGGGGGATAGATAAAAGTTGCTTTCCGCCCATGCGCTGGGGGAAAGTCGGGTGGGAGGGGCGATCGCCTGGGCACAGGCACGGAGGAGGCGGGGCATTTATTCAACAACCCTAACGGGCATGATTAGGTGGGTAATGTCTTGACCACCTAGGGGAATGGTGATGACGGGCTGGTTGGGCTGATTGAATTTTAACTGGAGGGCTTGGCCAGGCAGATGGCGCAGGGATTCCAGCAGATATTTCAAATTGAACCCAAATTCCTCTGGGGTGCCGGTCAGTTGGGAGTCTAGCTGTTCCCGTCCATTACCTACTTCCCCATCTTCCGTGGTGGCAATCAGACAATCCTTATCAAATTCGATTTTCGCCAGATTGTTTTTATCCGACAGCACCGACAGACGGGTCAGGGTTTCCAGTAACGGCTGGCGATCAACGGTGACCACACCCTCAAATTGGACAGGAATTAGTTGCGGGTAAGAGGGATAGGTGCCTTCCAGCACTCGACAGGTCAGACGGCGGCCAGGCACAGAAAAAGTAATCCGGTCTTCCCCTAGGCGCATATTGATTTCCTCTACCCCGTCGGCTAGCTTTTCCACCTCCATCAAGGCTTTGGCGGGGATGGTGACGGCAATTTCGGGGGCTGCATACTCCAAACGATGAACAGCTAAACGGTGGCCATCGGTGGCGGCCAACTCCAAACTTTCCCCGTCCCCTTTGACATGAACCCCGGTCAATACCTGCTTAGTTTCATCGGTGCTAGCGGCAAACGCCACGGAACGAATCGCCTCTCGGAGTAGGTCGGCAGGGAAAAGAATATCTTCCCCTTCCACCACGGGCAGGTCTGGGTATTCCGTTGGGCTGATACCCCGCACACTAAACTCGGCAAAGCCCGCATTAATGGCGATCGCCTCCTCTTTTAATTCCAGGGATACATCACCAACAGGGAGACGGTTAACAATGTCGGAGAACATTTTGGCGGATACCGTCCAGGTTCCGGGCTGACCATCGGCAGGAATATCAACCTGGACCATGGTGCGGAGGTCAAACCCAGTGATGGTTAGGGTACTGCCATCGGTTTCTAGTTTCAGGTTGCCGAGGATGGGATGGGTAGGGCGGGCACTAACGGCACGGCTGGCAAGTCCAACGGCATTGGCCAATGGTTTTTGTTGGCAGAATATTTTCATAATATGTTCGATGGGATCCACTCTTGTTTTTGACGTTGAACCATTTCGGCTTTGATATACAAGGTCAGGTCTTGGGCTTCCTCGTAGGCATCCTGCAAGTTATCCCGTCCGTTATGGGCTTGCAGTGCCACCCCGTAGCGTTCAATCCCTAACTGTTTCCGTTGCTTGATGTCCTCAATAACCAAGTCGGCGATCGCCGTTGAGTCATTAGGTTTAGGCGGGGGCTGTAGTCGGTAATTGCTTGGTTGTTCAGTCATGGTTTTAATGTGGCGGCGATCGACTCTGATTCTGGCGTTGGCTTCAAATTCACCAACCAAGGCGACGATTCAACGTCAATGCCCAAGGATTCAATTTCGTCATACGTCTCCATCAAAATGTCCACCCAGCGATACCAGCGCAAATTCATTTGCGTCCCCCTGCTTTCTTCTAAGCGTCGGTATAGGCGATGGCATCGGCGGAATAGGTGAAATACTTGCTTGGTCATTTAAAGTTCCTGCTCGTTGGAGATAGGGTCATAGGCATCTGTAAGCGCATCAAGCAAATGGACAAATTCAAATCGTCCATCAAAGAATTCCGTGGTAGGTCGCACCCACACCTGCCCGTCTTCCAAGGATTCATAAATAACAGAATGGGTTTTAGTTGCTTCAATCAAGCCGAACCCTACTATCCGGTAGAAGCCGCTTGATTTTTTGTGTCGGTAAATTTCATTAATCATTTAGCCTTCTCCGTAAAAACGTAATAGCAAGGGTTTTTGTCCCACGATTTGACGTAGCCCAGTTTTTCTAGCAAGTCGAGGGTATATTCCCCGGTGGACATAAAGGCATGGTCTAGAACCCTTTCCCCGTCAATTTCAACGGTTAGGTATTGGCTAACCATCATCAATAGGGCATCTAAAACGTCATCACACCCCGACGGAAAAGTGTCGATATGTTCGTTGGTATTAAAACAGATGGCTTTCGATGCAAACCAGAAAACCTGATAGCTGAGGCATCCTGGCCCATGGTCAAGAGACACCCAGAAGTCCTGATAACTAGATGAATTTTGACTAAGAATGTGCATCAACCAGGCAACGATCGCCAACAGGAAACGAGCAAATCCTTGTTTTAATTCATGCCATAGCCGTAAAGCCTTTAAATGCAAAATCATCCTTTTGACTCCATTACTTGGCGATTAAATATCTTTAAATTCTTGCCAGAGTTACCTCTTCCGATTGGTTTTGGTATTTGCCCCGACGTTTTTGGTAGTCAATTCCGCAATTTTCCCCCTCAAAAAATAGCAACTGTACAATGCCCTCATTGGCATAAATACGACAATCAGCACTAGATGAATTGGAAAACTCTAGAGTCAAATGCCCACACCACCCGGCTTCTCCTGGGGTCAAATTGGCGATAATTCCCGCCCTGGCATAAGTACTTTTACCAATGCAAAGCACAGTCACATTCTTGGGAATTTGCAGATGCTCCACCGCCACCCCCAAGCCATAGGAATGGGCCGGCAACACGAAATAACTGCCGTTATGATCTTTGTGTAATTCCGTTGATTCCAAGTTCTGGGGGTTGAAATTCTTGGGGTCAATTACCGTGCCGGGGATATGGCGAAAGATGCGAAAATCCTTGTCAGATAGGCGAATATCGTAGCCATAACTGCTTACTCCATAGCTGATGCGCCGATCGCCGTCCGCTTCCCGCACAAGCTCCGGGACAAAAGGATGGATCATTGCCTTGAATTTTGATTGATGAATAATCCAAAGATCGTTTTTAATCACTTCAAACTCCATATTTTCTGAGGTTTTCCAAACGGCGATCAATTAAGGTCGTAATTTTTCGCAGAATTGAAACGTTGGGGGCTGGACATACAAATCAAAGACACACGGCGATCGCCGCCAATAAACTTAATTTCAATGCAGCCAATGCGGTCACGGTCTGCCTCTAGGAAGGTTTCTGCCATTTCCTTGAAGTTGGTTTCCACCGTGATTTCCTCATCAGGACGAAAAAAACCAAGGTGAGCGGCACACCAACCAGCAACAGCCCCTAATCCCGCTATTGAAGTAAGTTGAATTGCTACGATTAATTCCATTCCAAAGCCTCCGCCACAGTAGGAAATTTTTCATTGAAAATTAACTTTATCCCCTCAGCAATGTCCCGGTGTTCCTTCTGAGTTTCTGGCCCACATCGAACTTGCAAATAATGAATCCAAGACCGCACCGAACCCTTCATATAGAGTTTGGTCTGAGTGTTGAGAGGTAACAGCATCCGGGCGCATTCCTTAGCAATACCTTGGGCCAGTGCGTGTTGGTAGGACTGGTAGCAGGTATTCCAAATCATTGCCTGGGCATTTTCAAACGCCTCCTTAACATCGTCATCTAGGTCGTCAATTGAATTTTGCCTGTTTTTATCGTCTTGTCTCCTGGCGTTACATGGCTCATAGTCCATGGCTTCTGAGTATCTAAGGCTAAATTCTTGGTTTTGGAAGGATTTGTGTCGCAACAACTGAGCGGTAATCGCCCGTGACGTGGTAATTTCCACCGTCATATCCACCATTTCAAATACCGACCAATGACCTTTTCTGATGCAATAGCGGAGTAGTTTGGCGTAGTCCGGATTTTCTTGGTGGGGGCTGGATACCCTGGCACAATAGGCGATCAACCCTTCAGGAGAAAGGCGATCGCCATCAATCTCGATTGCTGGTGTTGTGATGCTTATAAATCTAACCATTTTGGGCAAAAATTGGTTCCCAAAAATTGTAATCGGTGCGAATCAGTCCACTATTCCTCTGCTTCTGCAAACTCAGCACTCAGGGCCGCCAACGCCTCACAAATCACATCCTCTAACACCTGTGATATTTCCCTCGGGTTATCCAGCCCCGACAACTGCAAGCTCAATCGAGTAGGCAATGCCAAAAGCTTTGATTTTGCTGCAATCAACGCCGTCTCAAAATCGGCGATCGCCTCTGCCAAAGGCAACAACTCTCCTTCCAGCCTCCTCAGTTCAAATTCTCGCAACTTAGCCTCTGCTTCAATTTTTCTGCATTGGGCCAGAGTTAAACGTTTCTGTGGATTTTCCTCGGTGTTGCCCTTTAGCCGGTCAATCTCCCTTTGTTTCCGCTCATCATTCTTCTGAAAAACCTCAATAACATTTACATAGCCAGATTTACTCTGGGATATTTTCCCCTTGTCAATCCATTCCTTTAAAGTTCTCCGTGGAAGCCCAGTCAATCGCACCGCTTCCGCCTGAGACTCCCATAATTCACCCTTTTTTTCATAATTTTGGTTCATTTGCTTGTCTGTGGTGGTGCAATACCATTGTGCGTACTACCCTAGAAATAGCCCGGGGTCAAGCCACCGCAGACATTTGGGCTTTTCCCAGTACCTTTTGCGGTATTTTTCTAGCGATAGCACCCTTGGCGGCGGAGAACAGAGGAAATTGTGCCTTGGGAAACCCCCCATTGTCGAGCAAGGTCTCTGCAACTATATCCAGCTTGGTAATGACTGCGAATAGTGGCCGCCTGGATAGGAGTAAATGCTTTTTCTCGGTGCAGTTGGTTGGATACCCAGCGATTGGTACGCAGGGGAAGAGGCTGGGAAGGGGCTGGGCTGCTGTTGGCGATCTGGCAATAGCGCCTTGCCACGCTGGGTCCATATGTCCGCAAAAGATAATCGGCATATTGATGGTTCACGGCTTCCCCTCCCCCATGGGTACTACGCCTCTATCTTAGCCGTAGGGATAGCTGACAGCATTCGTTGGTGTAGGTCTTTTGCGTCTTTAGCTACATTGGAAATTTCCCTGGCTGTATCTTGGCTTACGCCCTGTTCTATTCCCCAGTTGTAACCGTTGATCCGCCATTGGTCTGGGTCGGCAGCTTCAACTTCGATAGCTTCTACTACGTTGTTAACTTCGTCTTGTGCTGAATTGCATTGAGGAAAGCCTTTCCGCAGTGCTTGGCGTTCAGCGGCGATCGACATCATATTCAATGGTGATTCTTGCCATTTTCCCGTCGCTTTGCCATCGTACTTCTGGCAATATTCGTCATAGGTGGCCGTTCCGGTAAATGGACAACGAATTCCCTGAACAATTTTCCAAACAGTGATTTTGCAAACCCGTGGGATTTTTCGATTTGCCGCCAAAAATTCGTAAGCGGTTAACCCTTCGTCATATAGCGGTTCGTCGCTTCCCGCATATAATCCTGTTCGTTCTGCGATGGCCCGCAATCCATCAATAGACGGCTCAAAACTCCATTTCCCTTTGCGCTGGATTGCATAGATGTGTTTTGCAAAGGGATCGAGCTTTAGCCGGGAACAAACCATGCCGTACAAACTAAGCTCCGAGTCTGTTGGTGGTGTGCCCTTGGTGCCATAGGACATCAAGTGGTTTTTGATTAGAGTGACTTGCTCTGGGGTGAATCCGTGTTTAACAATTGCGCTCATGGTGTTTAGCTCTTAATAGTTTGGGTTGATGGGCGGCGGTGGCAATTGTGAGCTTTCACAAATAGCCAGGCCAGTTGATTATTTTGGGGTGTCTCTTCCTCAAACAGATGGCCATATTTGAGGGCAATGGGCTTTTCTTTGTTCTGTTGGCGGCGTTGGTTGACTAACGCCAAAGCCGAGTAGCGGTTGCGCCCATCCAAAATCCTCCCGGCATAGAGAGTAATTGGCACCAGTTGACCAATGGCTTCTATGTTGTCCGCTAACGCCTGAAGCTTCTTGTCGCTCAGGAGGGGGAATTTCTCGGCAAAAGGATGGGCGGGAAAAGGTTCATCAATCCCTGGGTAATGGGGCGGGTTGGCTCTGGTATTGCTGGAGGAGGGACTGGTAAACATTGTTTTTAATCATCAGTAATCGGGTGGACTGAACCAGTAATTCCAGCGCTTGGGCATGGGATAGTTTGGTGGCGGCCCGCTTCATCTGTTCAAGTTCAAACTGTTGGGCAGTGGTGAGGGACATAAACCTCCTCCAGTAATTGATTAAAACCTGTAAATTCTTTGCCAGTTTCCACTTGCATCAATAGGGGCGGATCGGTGTGGAAATGGTATTCACACTCTTGCCCATAAAGCCAAAAACTGACAAATTCCAATTCCCCGCAATAGATAACCTTTGGGTTGCCGTTGGTGATGTGAACCAATGCTTTTTGCCCTAATCGGCTGATGATGTCAAATCGTTGCTGTTCAGTCATAGTGTTAGTTGAGAATTAGGATTTCGGGGCATTTCTTTTTGCCGTTGGACATGGAGCGACTGGCAGGAAGCTCGACAAAATTGCAACCGTCATAAAGGCGGCGGATTTCTGGGCAATCGTTGTAACTAACAGCCCATTGCTTGAATGGTTTTAAGCTTTTAAACAGCCGGTGATGATCTTCTGGTTCAAAGCTCATGTCCCCGGATTTGCCATACAATCCCCCAACTGCGTAATAGGGCGGGTCGGCGTAGACAAACCTGTTTGGGTTGATGTTGTCCAAGAAAAATTCAAAATCTTGGTCGTAAATATGCAACAAATTGGATAAATCCAACGCCTCTAATTTTTCTATTGAGGAAATTGTGAACCTACTCTTTGCGGCACAAGAGCTAAAACCACCACTCAGAGTGGCACCGGAGAAAGAACATCGATTGACGTAAAAATAAGCCGCCGCACCGAGGCTGTCGTCATAAAACAAGGTACTGCGATCCTTGTAAAAAAGATCCCTAGGATCGCTATGCTCCACCTTTTCCCAAACCCAATCGATCACTTCCTGGGGCCTTTTCTTCATCCACCACCAGAAATTTTGCAGGGGCAAAAAAGCATCGTTTCCGATTACTTCCTGTCCCCGATCCATGCAAGCTAGTTCAACATGACCACCGCCAAAAAACGGGCTGACCACCACGGTGTCTTGGGGGATGTGGGGCAGGATTTGTTTGATATACCGGCTCTTGCCGCCGGGATAACGCAATGGGGATTTGTTCATCGCTTAAACTCCTAGGCGGTTTTTGAGGGTGACTTTTTTGCCGTCGGCAATATGCTCAACGGAAACGTACTTTTCCATCACTTCCACCACCTGGGATGGGAGGGGTATTTCGCTGGGTTCAAAAATGTGGCCAATGCTGTTGGCGTGGATACGGTTATCCCCTAGCCATGAGTTGTGATAAATGCGCCCAACGTTGACTCCTTTTTTGAGGGCGTAGCTGTTGATGTTGGTGACATAAATCTCGGCTAGAAATTCCGGCGGGGAAATGTAGCAATCGGCTATTTGGTCGCTCCAAATCTGAATCAGTTGTCGGTCTTTTTTGGAGTTCACAGGCGCAATGGCAAGGTGATGAATTTCGATTAGGTCAATCACCTCGGAATTGTGGAGGTCAGGGAAACCGTTGCCGGAATCCCACTCTTCAAGATTCAATTCGACGGCCACATATCGCCATCCTTGGCGGGCTTGGGTTTGGGCAGAGTGGCCAAAGCCTTTAACTTTTTTAACGTTGCGCTTTTTGGGCTTGATGATGGGGCGAGGTTTCATAGTGCGTAGGAGGTGAGATTTTTGAGGGTGCCCATGGATGGGTCAAAGAGGACTTTGGCAGTCACTCCGCTTTTGCCGTCTCTGTTTTTGGCAATGATTAGCTCTAAAATCCCTGAATCAGGGGTGTCGGGATTGTAGTACTCGTCTCGATACAGCATGATAATCACGTCCGCATCCTGCTCAATGGCTCCCGAGTTTCTGATGTCGGACATAAGGGGGCGCTTGTTATTCCTGGCTTCCACCCCACGATTCAGTTGAGAAAGGGCAATGACTGGACAACCAAAAATCTTGGACAAGCTTTTCAAGGCGGAGGAGTAGCGGCCCAATTCCCCAGACCTGTTGTCACTCCCCTGATCGCCGATTAGTTGCAGGTAATCGACCACAATCAGCCCCAGGGAACCGTGCTGGCGACACAGGCTATGGCATTGGGATTCGATGTGTTGAACAGTGACGCAACTACCCGGGGTGTCATCGATGTAGATGGGTAGAGTTGAGAGGCGTTCGGCAGAAGCAACGAGGTCGTCAGATTTGTCAATGGGAACAGCGTTAGCGGTTAGTTGGGCTTGGGGAATGCGGGCCTCTGCTGCCCAAAATCGGCGGACGATGGAAAGGGCATCCATTTCCATGGAAAACATAGCAACGGCGGACTTCTGGGCCATCAACCTGGAGAAGAATTGCCCCACAAAGGTCTTGCCCATGGATGGCCGACCAGCAATCACGATTAATTTGCCCGGCCTTATTCCACCACCAAGGCATTGGTCGAGGTAGCCCAAGCCAGTGGGAACGCCTGGACTTGAGCCCCCCTCTAGCTCCTGGAATGCAACTGGGAGAAATTCGCTAATCGGTTTCAGCCCTTTGGCGGTGGACGTATCGGCGATCGCCGCTGTGAGCTTAGAGTCTGCCACTTTTTTCACTTCATCCCAGGGAATAGATGGATCCAGGGACATGGATTCCAGTTCCCGAAGGTCAGCAACAAACTGTCGTCGCTTGTATTTCTCGATGACCAGAGCTGCAAAGCGGTCAATATTTACGGCTGAGATGGTGCGGTCCAACAACTGAGTTAACTTCGCCATGCCCCCGATCGCCTCTAGGTGATGGTGGTCTTGGAGGTAAGTAGCCACAAACATCAAGTCGGTGGGCTGACTTTGGCTATGGAGGGTCACCATGGCCCGATAAATCACCCGATGGGCATGGACATAGAAAGCATCCGCTTCCAAAACATCCACAATTCTGGCGATCGCTGCTGGGTCTAGTAATATCCCGCCGAGAATGGCTTCCTCAGCCTCGATATTTTGCGGAGGTAGTTTATTGTCCACGGCTAGCCTCCCTTGCTTCCCGTGCTGCTTTTATTGCCTTTGCTGAAGCTTCCCGGTCGGGGATTGGCTCTATCTCCACAATGCGGGGCTGTTTTTTTTGCGGCGGCGGCGGGGCAGATTTGTTTTTTCTGAAATAATCTGCAAATTCTGTCCAAGGCTTGCAAGCAAGTTCGCTGCCAGGGTTTTGATACAAGTTGTTAGCAATTTTATTGGCGTATGCCTGGGGGTCATTTTTGTCTGAATTGGCTTGGGACAAGTATTTGTGAAATTCTTCCCAGACAAACACAGCGTCTTTGCCAAGTTCTTCTGCCAAGCTTCCCCATGGACCCTCTGTAATGAAATTTCTAACGCCGCTCATCTGCCTGGAAACTTTGACCACTTCTCTGGCCAGTTGCCTTGCCTGACCGTTGTAGAACGGATCATCAACAGCATCATCATCAGGTGAAATTTCCCATCTTCCTGATGTTCCTTTACTTGGATTCCCTTTATTGATTCCTTTGTGTCCCTGATTTGGGATAGGTGGTGTCCCTGATTTGGGATAGGTGGTGTCCCTGATTTGGGATAGGTGGTGTCCCTGATTTGGGATAGGTTCGGTATCCCTGATTTGGGATAGGTCAGGTAGCGGAATCCATTGCTCCCGTGGCGTTAACCAGTAATTTGAGGTCTTGCCCTTGTGGGTTTCCTTAACAATTAGTTGGTGTTTGAGTAGGGTTTTGATCGCCTTGTATGCGGTGTCACGATTCATGTGACAAGCTTTGGCCATGTTGTCTATCGACTCAAAACATCCATGTCGTCCACCGGCTCGGCGGGCAATGCGCCCATAAATGCGGAAGGCATAAGGGTCAAGCCCAAAATCATCTAGGTCTGATGTAATGAACGCCCCTGCGTCCCGGCCATCGTTAATTCGGTTCATGGATGATTTCCTCCGTAAAGCAATTGCAGCCACCTAAAGCCTCGGTAAATAGATCCCCTTGGACGGGCTGGGATTGAATATGCTTGCGCCAGTCTTCTAGGGTGATTCCCTGGGTTTTTCCGTTCACCGTTTGACGGAGGATGGCAACATCATCCCGGCCTAGGCATTGTCGGAATTGACGCTCCTTTTCTTCGTGTTCTAGATAAACCTCTGGCAGCTTCTCTAGCAGGTTGCGGTAATGGGCCAAGCCGGCCTTGACACAGAACCCTCCGCAGTTCGCATGGGCAAAACCGAGGTCATATAGGCGGGGTCTTTTGAGTCCATGCCGGGACAATTCCTGCATGATCGCTGTCCTGTCCGCCCAGCCAAACTCATCCCAACACAACGGGGCTTCAACCTTGAACGGCTCCCAATTCTGGGCGATCGCCGTTAATCGGTGGATTTCCTCAAAGCCAATGCCGAAGTAGAGTGTAGTGGTGGACGGGTCAAATTGCATTGATTTAATCCATTCCTGGCAGGGCTTTATTTTCAACAGGAAAGAGCAACCCTTTTCACCTTGGCGGTGGGATAGCCATTTGTTTTCAAAGTAAACATCCCATGGGGTTCTGCCATCTTTTAGGCGAATTAGCTTGCCTCCCACCACCAGGGCCGACTCTTCAAGAAAGCGGTAATTGTCTTGGTCCTCGACACCTGTATCAGCAAAGACTAAATAAAGGTTTTCGGTGCCGTATTTCTGGGCGACTCGCATGGCCGCCAACCATGAAGCAGCACCAGACGAATAAAAAGCAATATGGTTCATAAATCCTCCTAATTGCGGGTACTTGGTTTACGTTTTTTGCGGTTCTCCCAACGGCGATGATTGTTTTTGGATGCCCGATCATGGCTTGCCCGCTGAAATTCATCCTCTGCTTCCTCCCATGCTTTGAGATTCACAAAGCGGAGGCGCATTGATGGATGCCAAGCCCATACCGTGCCAAATTTGTAAATCTGCGGATATTGCCTGATGCGATAGGACATGGACTGGGGAGTGGTGTAAAGAATCTTGGCGGCGGCGGACATTTTCACCCAACCTTTTTTGATTTTCATGGGCTACACTTCCGCAATAAATACTTGGCCGCCTTGCTCTACCAGCACTTCAGCGGCGATTAAATCCCGCACCACCTTTTTGGCCCAGCCATAACTAATTCCAGTCTTTTCGGCAATTAGGTGTCGGTCACGAACGCCGCTGGCGACAAGTTCGATAACAATCATTTCGGTGCGGGCTTCCCGCAGGAGGGAGTGGGGGATAGTGGGCTGACGGCGAGGGCTTACCATTCTTAAGCGGCGGCTTTTAACGTAGTGGTGTTTCCAGGTCATAATGTGAATCTCTTGTTTTTGGGGAGGGCTACAAAGCCCCCCTTTTTTTTGTTGGTTAGCGTTTGAACGGGACAATTACTTCCTGTGGTCTTTCTTCCTCTATTCGTTTGGCGATTTCGTTAATTGCCTTACGCACTAGGCAGGAATGCCAAATTAAATCAGCGGCACAAAGAACTTTAGAGCGTTGCATTTTCGGGGAAGCCTCCTTGCTCCAGAATCTTGGCGGATTGGACAGTGAAGCGGCGGACAAATTCGGTGGGATTCATCCCCAGGGCGGAGGCTTGGCGGGCAATCAATAGGTAGTCATCCTGGGCGAGTTTGATTGAAATGGTGCGGGGTTTGAAATGGGCGTACACTAAGCTTTCTCCTTGGCTAGTTGTTGACGAAATGTTTCAATGTGGATTCGATAATTGCGGCCCATTTTTTGGTGGGCTTTTTTGTAGCTCCGAAGCTTTAATCTGTCCCGGATAAAGGTGGCAGAAACTCCCAAAATTTGGGCGGCTTCGGGCACGGTTTTCCAGCCATTTGCTTGTTCCTCCAATGCCTGGAGGCGGGCCCGCAATTCATCAATTTGTTGTTGTTGCGATAGAACTTTGCTCATGGCTACACCCAACTAACGGACTTATACCCCCGGCTTTGGCAGTATTTTTGCCAGGGTTCAACGGGTTGGCAGGTGAAGTTTTTCTCCCAAATTTTTAGGGCTTCCTCTGCTTCGGCAAGATTTGTCCACCGGCCAAATTTCAAGTTGTCCGGCAAAAAATAAACGGTGAACCCCCCATAGCGGCTGGCAATATGGGTTTTCACTAGCTCCGGTCGGCGATCTGGATATTTCGGGCGATCGGTAAGCATTGGTTAGCCCTCCTTCGTGCGACAGTTGCGACATTCTTTATGGACAAGCTGGAAATAAGCCAGCGCCTTGAGGGCTTTTGTGCCCCGGACTGGCAGATGCACAGTGATTTTTTCGTTACAAAACTGGCATTTGTATTCGAGAATTGCGCTTTGGGGATTTGTTAATATGCAACTCATTTTTTAGCCCTCAATAGTTTGTAGATAGATGCGGAATAGGTAAGGGCAGTTGGTCAGGCTGTAGTCAACTAAGCCAGTGACAAAGGATTTACTCAATTCGCTTTGTCCATTCCCGGCCCAATATTGATAAGCAGCAAAGGCTGACTGGATTTCGTGGGGGGCATATAGTAATTGCTGGGCCATTTCTTTGGCGGTGATTGCTCCATGGGAAAGGGAGTGACAGGTGAACACGCCATAGAGTTTTCCTTGTTGTTCCGCCTGTCTGATTTCAGCGGCCATGGGTGGTAAGTCGGCAGTGATAAACATTGATTTTTCCTCTTGTTTTTGGATGGGCTAGTTGGAGGGTAGTTATCCCTCAAAACTGTTGTTAATTTCGAGAATTCTTTGGTAGGCAACGGCGGCGCATTGGGGCACGACGGTATTGCCCAAAACTTTTAATTGCTGTCTAGCCAATCGGCTGGAAAACCTTGCATCCAAAGCACGAATGGTGGATGGAGGCGACGGGTTTTGTCGCCACCAAGAATCACCGCCGATAAGTGTTTGGTTTGTCCTGGTTTGTGGGCCACCAGTCCGGCTCGTTCCTGTGCCAATGGGGTAGGCAATAACGAACAGTCGCTTTCTGGCATGCGGCGCACCCATTTCTGATGCACGAAGACAACACCATTCCGCATCAAACCCATTTCGGGCCAGACTGCCGAGAATGCGTCCGAAGCCTCGCCCAAGCAAAGCTGGAACGTTTTCCAGGAGAAGGAATCTGGGTCGAACTTCGCAAGCAACCCGCAAGGCTTGATAGAACAGTCCTGTTCGTTCACCTTCCAGCCCTCTCCCGTGGGGATTACATTCGGAAGCGTCCTGGCAAGGGAAGCCTGCGGTGATGATGTCGAACTCTCCAAGCCGGGGATTGTAAGTTGTGATGTCATCGTGAATTGGTACTTCAGGAAAATTACGCTTTAGTATTTGCTGGCAAAACGGGTCAATCTCAATCATTTGAGTTGTCTTGATTCCGTACCAGGAGGCTGCTAGGCTGAAGCCTCCAATGCCAGCGAACAAATCGCACTGATTCATCGAACATCCAGCAATCTGCTGGGGGAGAATTCGTGTAGAAAGATTCGTCCGCTATCCAGAGACACAGCCTCCACTCGAAAATGTTTGGCAGTATGGGATATGCCCGTAACTTGCCAGGTAGAACCACGGCGATGAAGTGCAAACTTATCCCCGGGACGTAACTGGCAAGCGGGAATTTTAGGGGTTTCCATCGCCCTGTGATAAGCCTTGGCTGTTCCAAAAACCGCCATCGCCACCCTTAATCCGGCGATCCACTGTTGGGCTCGATTTCGGGTATAGGTGGGAATTTCACCCGGGGAAAATTTGCTGTCCATTTTTGATTTTTTGATTTTGCTTGTACTGGAAGTTGCTTAAATTCCTGGCGATCGCCTTTCGTTCCTGTTGGGCTTCTTGGCGATATTTGGCTAGGATTTCGTGGTAATCAGGGTCGCTGGGGGAGATTGGCATGGGTTTCCTCCTTTTGAAATTCCATGGCCCCGCAGTGGAGGCAGGTCCACACTGGTTTGGTGGAGCCGGGGAAGTCGAGAAAAAGGCAGTCTCCCCCACAGATTGGGCATGGTTCAGAGTTAATTGGGTTAGTCATTGGCAAACCCCACTACAGGAATAGGAATGCCATGGTCGGCATAAACTAACCCGCCTTTTGAATCCACAAGATCCGAGCTACCGTCAAAAACCAAAATTTGCTCAACTGTGAAAACTTCCTTGGCTCTGGGCAGATAAATAATCATTCCGGGCTTGATATTTTGGCTTTGAATAATCATGCGTAAAACCTCCAGAGGACAAGGGCTACGGCCATGGGTAGATTCAGCACCAGGGTGATTCCGAAGATGGAAAAGAAGTCAGTCATGGGTGTTTTCCTCCAATTACCCGATCGCCGTAGACGACATGGCCAAAGGGCTTAAAAACTTTGCGGAATCTGCGGTAATTCAGTCCGAAGTAAACCAGGACACAATCAAAATCAGCGGCTAGCTTTTGCTCTCCGTGCTGGTTGATAAAGCCAATGCGCCGATTCTTTCCAGCCCCCCAGAAGCAAATGGCCGTGGCGTATTGCTCAATCAATGCCCCCGTTCCTTTGTTGTGGACAGTGCCACTTTTCAGAAGGGCGATCGCCTCTGGGACAAGCTCCAGGTCAAGCCCAATACAAAGCTTTTTAAGGAATGGCAGTGGTTTGGAGTAGGGGGGGTTCAAAAACGTTTTCCCTTGCCACGGACAACTAAGGCTGTCGTCATCACGGGTGAAATGATTCTTGGCAGGAACGGTTTTTGCTTCATTGGCGCAGGGGTCGAGGTCTATTACCCCTAGCACTTCCACCACTAGGTCAAGGATGGGTTGGTCTTTGGTGTTGGGAGTGTAATTTTCGTCGGTGGGCTTAGTCATTAGTCCACCTCCTTATGTAGCTTGATCGGCAATTCCTTGGGGCGACTAAGCAGGTTTTCTTTGAAGTAAACGGCTGTGCCAGACTGCCGAGCTTGCCAGAGAATGTTTTCCACCCATGCCCATTCGGGAGTGAATGTCACTGTTGGGCCGTTGGTTTCTCCACCGATCGCCACCATGTCAAACATTCCGAGGTCGGTAAATTCGAGATTGGTTAGCAGTGGTTCAAGAGACAGCCATTTGACTGTGGCGTTAATGTTGGCAAAAGCATCCTGGGCAACTTTTACCCGTTTCTGTTCATCAACTGTGGTCCCAACCCAGCAGTTATCAGGAAAAGCACCGCCCAACTTGTCGCCAATTTCCTGGAGACGTTGAGGATATTTGGTCAAGAATAAATAGTTCCATTCCGGGTATTTGATAACCGAATCAAAGACATTCAAAATCCAGTCATCGGGAACCCATTTGCCAAATAAATCAGCCATGGAACAGACAAAAACATTCTTCGCCCAGAGCTTCGCCTGCTCTAAGTCCAGTCGGCGATCTTTGGCTTTTTGAACGATTTCTTGTTCAGTAAATTGGTGAGCGTGTTTAGGCGCATCCAATCGGTAAGGGTGAAAGACTGGCTCAAATCCTTTGGGGTAAACCGCCGCCATTCGGTCATTGGTGGCAATGCGTTCGGCATAGCAATAGTTACAACCATGGAGGCAACCAGTAACCGGATTCCATGTTGACCAGGCCCAATCAATGGATTCGTTGGCAGTATTGAATGAAGGCGGATTCTTGGGTTTGTTATGCCAAACATGGATGGTGTAGCCATTTTGATTGATGGTTTCAATCGGGTTCGGCTCAGGCTCAGGAGGCAAGGCTGATACGCTTGATTGGTCGGCCGTTGCCTCCGATGCAGGCTTTGGGATAATCGTCACCTTCCCATCAACTTTTCCGGCGGTGAAGTTGTTAGGATCTGGCTTGAATTTGGTGGTGGAAATTTTCTCCCCAACCTCTTTTAGTTGCCCTTGGGTTTCCTTTTTTCGGCGATCGGCTTCCTTGGCGGCTTGGTTGATGTCAAGCTCTTTATTCTTGACCTTTTCCGCTAGCTCCGGGGCGTGTTCCTGAATCTTTTTGGCTTTCCGCACATAGTCCCGGTTTGTGCCAATGGTCTTGGCTACTTTATGAGCCGTTTCCCGTTCTTGCCTTGGCTTAACCTGATCGCCCATTTCCACTGCAATTGTGGCCGCCGTTTCGGGGTTTAAACTACTAAGAGGTTCCACAAAATTTTGTGTAAGCTCTTGTTTTGGGTGATTCTCCCCGTAAAGTTTTCCAGCCTCAATCCTGGACTGTTTAGCCTCCTCCTCAAAAATGGCGTAGAGTTCCGTGGCTTCAGCCGCAACCATGGCTTTTTGTTGTGAACTTAGATGGCGACGTTCAGCGTTTTCCGACAGGACATACTGAATGGGATCGGAAGGATTAAACTCCTCAATATGAACGTCTTTTTCCAGAACGATAGAAGCACAGATACGGTTACGCCCATCAATCAAAAGCCGGTCTTTTGTGACCTTAATGGCGTTCTGAAATCCGTTTTTGTCGGCATCTTCCACTAGGCTGGCAAATTCATCCTCTGCCATAAAGGGAAGTAAGTTAGCCGCCCGATGAACACCATTGAGAGAGTAGAGAGAAATTGCCTTTTCTAAAAGGTCTTGCATTCGTTGACTATGCGACATCTTGATTGTCCTCCCATTCTTTTTTTGTCAAAAACAACTTGCGAATCAGGGACTTAAAACGCAAGGAGTCCGACAGCCAAGCTCCTTCAACACCGTGGGTCCAATCCTTAAACGCCTTTTCTATGTCGTTTGCTACGTCCTTTTCCCACTTGGCGGGACAGGTCACTAGGTAGGCCCATTGGCTTTTGTCGTTTCGCAATGAAGCCAAGTAAGCGTTATGGCATTTAACCGATTTGACCGCCTTGGCTAATACCTGCACATAGTCGAACCAGCTTTCCCTGTTCTCAAAATCAAGCCGTTTTAACCCACCAACGTTGCATCCCATAGTCGTTAGGCTGGTGGTGTAACGGGGCAAAACCTTTAATAGTTCAGGGGTGATAGCCCAATCTGTGACTTTATTAGGATCGTTGTGAACAAAGCACGGTGAACTGGGCTTGCCCTTCGACTTGATGATTTCTGCAATCTCGGCGATCACAGAGGGGTCTTTGCTGTCACCATGAATCAAATAAGTATTGTTTGTAGCCGGGAATGCCTTTTGCAGTTTGTCGAAGGTTGCCCGGTCTTTTTCTACCAGGATTACTATTGCCGATCCTTCCCCCCGCCTTGCCCGAATTGTATTGGCGTGTTTTTGGAGAATCTCTGGACTGGAATAGCCACTGAAATAACTTGGTGTTCCATCCCCTGCACATAGGTCGATGAAAAAGTAGGGAGAGCTTAGGAATCGAGTCTTGGGTGAGTTGACCGAGAACACTCCTGCCAATCGCCCTACAACCCTATTCAGCAAAATATGTTTGCCAAGAGTTCTATCTTGGCTTTGTCCAACAGCCATTAGGCGATCCCTCCATAGTTGGTTTTGAAGTTGTTCCAGCGGCGTAGTGCCGTATGGAGTTGGTTTTCTGTTTTCTCCCACTCAGTTCGATTTGGAACGGGTGGAAGGGTTGGGAGTAGTCGAGCGTTGTTAGTCATCAGATTTCCTCGCAAATTTTCTAATGGTTGCCAGCCCATGCTTTTGAATTGCCTCCCGGATAAACTCAGAGCGATTAAGAGAAAGCAAGTCTGCCGCCTCCTGCGCTAGCTGTATATCCTGGTCAGACAGCCTGAGCGTTGTGTATCGCCGCTTTATGCGACTTCCTTTGTGACTCATGTATGGTTCATCGTACAAGACTGTCGTATCGTACATAAAACACCTGCCAACCGTCAAGGGTTTGTGCTAAAACTTTTACAGGAGGTGTCTTATGTACAACACACTAGAAAAACCCCAGCCATCCGTGCGTCCCTTGCAAACAACGGATAAAGGAAAGAAAGATCTTGGAGAAAAGCTCCGAGTTTTTCGAGAAGAAAAAATGAAAATGTCTTTAAGGACTGCCGCCGATTACATCAGCGAGAAAACCGGCTACCCTTTCTCGTTCACAACATTGGGTGGTATTGAAAGAGGTGCTTGCAAAGCTGACGCTGACACCCTTCTCTTGTTTGTTCAGTCCGAGTGGGGTGGTATGTCGTTGAGCGAAATGTATTCTGTTTTAACTGATCGCCGTTTGGCCATGTGCGAAAAATCTGCATCGTACAAAGTCAACAAAAACAAAGAGGCGATCGCCGTTTGAGGATTATCAAATGGATGAAGATGGGACGCTAGGCAGTATCGAACTTGTAAAGCTAGCCAAACAAGAAACCAAGCAATTGATCAAGGCGATAGAAATTCAAGACATCGCCATGGGGAACAGTGCGCTTAAATCCCTGAAAAAAATACTGGATGCTTCCGTTAACGCTGTTGACTTTGATGAAATTTGGCACGACGGAGAGATCGAGTATGCCAATAAGGGATTCTGTTTCACCGGGAAATTTCTCTATGGAGACAGAGAAAAATGTCAGCAAGCAGTCATAGATAGAGGCGGAATAGTTCTCAAAAATCCAACATCCAGATTGGACTACTTGATTGTTGGTGGTGAAAAGAATCCTGATTGGGCCCACGAAAATTATGGGCGGAAAATTGAGCGGGTATTGGAGCTAAGGAAAGATGGCGGCACCCAGTACCCGCTAATTGTTTTTGAGCCTGATTGGGTGGCAAGTTTATGAAAAAAATAATTGGACTAGCCACAGGTGTGGCGATCGCCGTTGGGCTGTTAGAAGGGAAAGTGGCAACGGCCCAAGCCAACGATGGGAGCATAATGCCGACAGAATCTACCCGCATTCGGATAAGACAGCGGGCGTGTGATATGTATCGGCAAGGTTATAGCCAAGGAGAAATAAATGAGGAAGCAAAATATATTGCCAGAGTTAACGCCCCACCGCCACTGGAAAGCCAGTTTGTTCAAGAAATATCCCAGAGCATTGCAGATTTATTTGTTGAAGGGGAGGTGGTTATCGCCCTAACCAAAGAGTGTACCAATCGCCAATGACAGACCCGATCGCCAGCTTCGCCGTCTTAGCCATTCAACCAAGAATAACGCCGATGGAATAACAGGCGATGGCGGCACAGAAGAGACCAATAATCCAGAGGAGATTGCGTTGCTTGCGAGAAATAACAGAATCGTAATCGTCCAAAGCATCAACCCAGGAACTGACAATGTAACCCTTATGAACTTCTTCCCCTTGCTTGAACCACTTATCTTCCAACAACACCGAAGGATGGGCCATGGGTCCAACGTTGGAACCCTTGAGAGAGACAGCACAGAAAACAATAACCGTAAAAGCCAGGGAGCAAGTAGAAAGGCGAAACCAAGGACTGAGATCCGCTGCCAATCGAATCAAGACAGCAGAAAACCCAATAAAAATCTGCATCTTGGCATCCAGACCTTTTAGGTTAGCCGATGTTTTTTGAACACAAAACTCTGTGTATTTGTAAATCGTATCGAGTGAATTACCCATGAACCAAGAAACCCCAAACTCCGATAAATCCAATAATACTCCCCCACCCAAACCGGAAGTTAACAAAATTCAACCAGAAGCCGGGGACAAAAAACTTTATGGCGACAGAGATACTGCCAACTTCAACGAACGGAAAGCAAACTAGTCACCAATGACAGACCCGATCGCCAAAGCCAATGCCAGATTAGACCGAGTAAAAATCAGACAGAAGAATAATCGGCTATATTTGCGGGCCACACTGCCAGCGAAGGATGGCGGCGAACGATGGAAACAAACGGATGTGGCGACGGGGTGCCCTGCCAGCGAGAAAGGATATAAAGCGGCATTGGCCAAAGCCCAGAAGATGGAGAGCGACCTAATATTTGAACGATTCAACTGGGACGATTGGCTAGGGGAAAAGGAACAACGGTTAGTGGTTCCCTTGCGGAAAAATATCGAAACAATAATAAAAGGATTTGCCGATCGCCATTGGGAGATAAACCCCAGGACAGCAGCAAAGGAGAAGTATTTTTATAACGATTACGGGATTGCGTTTAACCAGTTGCCCTTGGATGAACCACTGACAGTGGCAGTGCTGAGGACGGCCTTGGTGCAGAGTGAGCCAGGCACCAGGGCCAGACAACGGAATCACCACGCTTATACCTGCTTGGCTAAATTTGCGGGTTTGGAGTTGCCAGAGGACTGGCCCAAACTGAAAGGAAATTACAAGCCAGGGGAAAGGCGTATCCCATCAGACCAAGAAATCCTAGAAGTGTGGGACAGGTTGCCACCAGGGAAATGGCGGTGGGCCTATGGCATGATGGCTGCCTATGGCATCAGGAACCACGAATTAGCCCGCTTAGACCTGGATCAATTCCCGATAATTTCCGTTAGGGAAGACAGCAAAACTGGGCGGCGACTAGTGTACCCATTGCACAAGGATTGGCCCGATCGCCTGGGGTTGGAAGTATTCAATCCGCCCAAACTGGATAGCGATGTTAATCCCGTTAATGGACACCGGGTAAATCAAGCCTTTACCAGAAACAAAATCCCTTTCACTCCCTACGGACTCAGACACGCCTACGCCATCAGGGCCGCCCGTTTGGGCATCAGTCCGGCAATAGTAGCCAAATGGATGGGCCACAGCCTCAGTGTTCATTACAAGACCTATCAGCGCTGGCTAGACCAGTGTGATTTTGACAAGGTTTGGGAGGGACTAGAATAA